CCTCGCCAAATGATGTAAACAATTCTAATTGTTTTCATCTTTTATAAGTTGTCTAGCTTTCTTAACAAGTTGTAAGAATTCTTCTACTTGTTCAGTTTTCTTTTCTAAGTCCTTTATTGTAACTCGATAAGCTAACATAGTTGCATTACATTTGTGTTGTTCCATTTGCAATCCAGCATCTGTATCAGTTAGTAAATCTACTTCCTTATCAGATATTGGATCATATGCATTTGTAAGCAATTGTTTTACACTACCCATTGTCTACCTCCTGCCATTCTGAGTTATCAATCATGGCGTATAGTTTGTGTTCACACTCTGGTACGTTGTGGCATTTCCACGTTATCTCATCTCCATCTTGCCATATACCTGCATAGTCCATTCCAGGCTCTGCATATCGAGCTTTGACATAGTACCCTTGCTCTCGCATTCTCCAATATATAGCAATTGGTGGCGACCAGGCTGATGAGAAACTAAACTCTATAAAGTTAGTATCTCTATCAAATATGTCAGCATCACCGATATCCCATTTGGTATCCCAGTTTGCTACACACCAGTCATAGCTCCATTCACCATTAGGATATGGTGCAAACGAATAGCACAAAGCATCCGCCTCAATATACCCTATCAGTCTCCGCATTTTCTTAGTACGTGGATGCGAAACTTCCACTTGATTATCACACCAGTTTGGCATGGTTTCCTCCTGTTATGTGAGCAGACAGGCAACTTAAGCTATTTACCATGACCCTTGACCTGTCTGCTCTGTTGTATCTATACACCATGTATAGAATTCATTAAGGATAGATAGGCGTATACCTTTACATCAATTTCACCTACCTATCCCATGTCTAAGAACATAGCCATATAAACTTAGACACTAATTTATTTGAAGTACATATCAACCAATGTCCTATAACAAATGTTGTCTGCTTTACTGTCACGTGTTGCAAAGAATCCAATGCAATCACGATAAGCCATATAACATCTGGCATAGAATGGTTTATGATTATTATTTATTTTGAAACCATCTATTGATTTAGTTGCAGTATCAGTATGCCAACGTATAACAGATATAATATCTTCGATACTGTATCTGTATCGTTTCTTCTGTCTTGCGATATCTCCGTACTCTACAATCAATCGCCAAACTTCTTTATTGTCTCTATGAAATAATAGAAACTCAGTCAATGCATGGCGTTGGTCAGCTGTGATGATGCCTTGACCACGTAGTAGTGCTAGTTCCATTGTATCCTCCTATGATTCAAGACCATATTTTTTGTTGATAAATTTACGACACTCATCATGTGTATATTTATTTGACTTGAACATGATATCTCTTTCAACTCCACCCAAACCACAATCAAGTTGTTCGAGTTCTTTGATGTCCACATAGCCAAGCTCAGGTTCATATATCATACACAAGCCATAGCAATCGCCAGTTACTGGATTCATCTCAGATAAATACCAGTCACCACGACCATATGGATTGAACAGCTTAACAACAACCTTTGAGTTTACATCTTGTGGCGGTTCAGAGTTCCAAGCATCTTTGTGCTTATGATAGTTTTTGATTAGTCTATCTTTGATAGCTTTAGTCAGTAGTTTCATTGTCTTTCTCCTTTACTATTTTAATGCTTTGTCTATTGAGATTTACTTCATCATCATAGCCAAAGCGTGGTGGTTCATTTTGCAACCAAGATTCCTGGACATTTTCTGCATGTTCCAGAGCATCAGCAATGATCCTAAGAGCATCACCGATTGGTTTGTCGTTTATCATATCTCGCACCCACAACAGAGTGTGGATGTCAAGTATTGGCAGCTTTCTTCTCATAGTTCCTCCTTACGTTATATGATTGTACCACTAATGTACTACATTGTACATCTCCAAACTCTCCCTGAATGCAATCGCCAGCCTGACTGATGCGACTGCATTCATGGAGGAAATTTCAATACCCTATCAGTTCTACTTGAATCACCTGATTTTCGTATCAACCCAAGATATTGATGAATCCATAGCATATGGTTAGGCGTATGGAGATAAAAAGAGAGACACCGAAGTGCCTCTCTCGATTTAGAGATTATCCAAATAATCTCTTACGTTTAGCTGTTACTACAGACTTAGTAACGTTGGCGTTTCTACGCGACTGTATTTCAGGCTTAGTTACATCTGGATCGTACTTTTCTCCAAACTTCTTCTCATGAATGTCACCGCAAGCCTTGAATATCATTGAGTTCCATGTAAGAACATCTGACATGTAACTCGATTCGGCAGTGAGATTCTGCATCCTTGAGTCGAGAGCCTCTGATAATTGAACTGCACTATCCCTTACATCAGTTAGAATATCATCTAACTCAGGATGAATATCAGCGAGTCGATTACCATAATACAGCACTGTAGACTTAGCACCGTACATTCTTCTCTGTAACTCTCTTTTTACTGGAGAGTGTGTAGCTGTTGAAGTATCGCCTGCTGAAGGATGACAACCAAGTTCTTCGAGGATGTCCAATTCAGCCTTGAGATGCTTCATGAATTGTTCAAATTTTGACATAATTTCCTCCCGGCTTTCGCCAATAAATTATGTGCCTAATTACTTACTTAACCTCTTCCAAAGTCAAGGAGAGGCTCGGTTGGTGGAACGAACTTGACTAACGTAGTGGTTGGAAGAGGTTTAGTTGTACTAGGCACATCAGTAATTTATTAGGCCGAAAGACGCTGGAGGAAACTATGGCGAGATTTGACAACAATTCACGAAGCGACGAGAGGCATGAATTGGCACCGCAGTTAGAACTTGGCTGTCAGAGAGAAGCAGACCGATACGAAACAGCTACCACACTCTCGCTCTCAGCCTCGCAGTAAAAAGCCAGAGTTACAGCCAAGAAGAATGTCTCGGTGGTTAGTCGAAGTACTGTATTTGAGTAATCGAGGAGCAGATATATCAGACGTGTTAGAGGATTTTCTAACCTGATGTGAGTTGATAGTGCCAATTATCATAGGTGACAGACGAATGATGAAGAATGATACTGTCAATCAGAGGTACAGTCATAGGTTGTTACATGGCTAACGAAATATATTCAAGGCGAGGATGACCATTCGTGACTAGAAGTTTTAGAAAATGCGATTCAGCCAAATGTAACTGCCTTAAATACTCCAAGCGTAGAAACACAACGCTACTTAGTCGAAGTTACAATAAACGAAAGATATCATTTGGCGAATCTCTTACATCGAGAGAGTCACGAATGTCTCAGCTGATGATTGACAGTAGCCTGATGAAACCATAGACTTCAAATATGACTGACCTAAGCCTCAAGAAGAAAGAGATAAGTAAGAAAGCAAGGGATCTCGTGGATATACTCGTATCCAAAGGATGTAGCATAACTGAGGCTTCGAAGCTTGCAGGATATAAGGGAAACTCTGCGAGAGTAAGTGCGAGCAAGATGCTACGTAAACCTGAGGTACAGGAATACTACCTGCAAGAGGTCAGACGTAAGATAACTATGGGTTCATCTAAGGCTATCAACAAGCTCATGACACTTTCCTCTGGTGCAAAGTCTGAGTACGTACAGTTAGAGGCTAGCAAGGACATCTTAGACCGCTCAGGCTTTAAGGCACCAGAGAAACACCAGCACCTGGTAGCAGGAGAGTTACAAATCAACATAGACTTATCATAAAGGCACAATAGCTGGCAGATTGTTGTGCTGGTGTATGTGTCATGAACTACTGGGGGTTAGAAAATCAGGGTAGCCACAAGTAGTAACCACCTATCCTCTCGTTATTTCCCAAAAAAGTACGTTGTAATCACAATAACCCTGTAATAACATAACCTTATGGCGAAACTATGTGCTAAAGGCAAAGCGGCGGCGAAAAGAAAATTTAAGAAGTATCCATCTGCATATGCAAATATGTATGCATCTGGAGTTTGTAGTGGTCGTATTAAGCCCGGTGGTAAGAAAAAGAAATGAAACTGACTGCTTCTCAACGAGCAATGCTAAAAAAACATTCGGTTCATCATTCCAAAGAACATATGGCATTGATGAATAATCTCATGAGAAAAGGAAAGAGTTTCAAAGAAGCTCACAAACAAGCTCAAGCTAAAGTAGGCAAGTAATGGCGAAAGCTGGTTTACGTAAATGGGTTAAGGAGAAATGGGTTGATATAGCCAATCCTAGATCCGATGGTTCATTTCCACCTTGTGGTCGTAGTGGCAAAGAAAAAAGAGGTAAATATCCTAAATGTGTACCCCTAGCAAAGGCAAGAGCAATGTCAAGTTCAAGAAGACGAGCAGCAGTCAAGCGCAAACAAAGGGCAGATAATTCATCTAAGGGCAAACCGGGATATGCAAAAACATAATGGTAGCTAAGAAATATCAAAACCCAAGTGGCGGATTGAATGCAGCAGGTAGAGCCTACTTTAAACGTAAAGAGGGTGCAAATCTCAAACCACCAGTAACTGGTAAAGCAAAGAAAGGTTCTAAAGATGCGGCAAGGCGCAGAAGTTTTTGTGCAAGAATGTCTGGAATGAAAGGTCCGATGAAAGATTCAAAGGGTAGACCCACAAGAAAAGCGTTAGCACTTCGTAAATGGAAGTGTAGAAAATCTTAGGGTAATTGATACCAAACAATTAACAAAAGCCGATTACAGGCATTATAGGGGGTTTAAATGGTATATAGCGACAGCACTCGAAGAAGATTGCAAAAAAAGATAAAAGATGCTGAAATAGAACGAAGAATTGCTGAGTACAAAAAAGAGCAGGAAAAAA